AGCAAAAAAGTCGGCATCATCTACCACCAGCGCAGTGGCTGAACTACCCGCGCCATCGGCCTGGCTGTTGCCTGTCTCGAAATAGTCTTTAGCAATGCCGCTGGCTTCCCAGCGTATAAAACCATCGCCCGACCAGGTGAGTCGTAAGCTCTGCACAATGGCGCCATATACCCCTTCGTGCATATCTGAACGCTTGGCATAAATCGTTGCCGTCAGTGCGCTGGGGTCTTTCAAAAACGTATAAACCACCGATGTGCTGGCGTTTACCGTTTCGGTGCCAAAGGCGTGTTTGAGTATGTCGCCTATTTCGGGCGCTGTCCCTGCCGCACCCGATAAGCGCAAGATGCCCGACGCCGACCAGGGCTGCACAGGGGTGCGCCCCGTTATGCGCTCCACGCGGCTGCGGGTGCCCTTATAATCGTCGGGAAATTCTCGACCCACAGCCTGCCCCATCGTAATGCTGGTCGCCCTGAAAGCGCTGGCTGCCGTCGCCTTCTCTGGTGAAAATGCGGTGCTTTCGGGTATGAAATAGCCAACGGTATCATGCCCATACTGGAAATTGTCAACGCCCATTTTGTTGCCCCCTTCGCGGTGTCAGTCTGACGTTTGAATCAAAAAAGAAAGTTCAGCGCTCTGCATGAACGCATTGCCCTGGGCTGGGTCAATCTCTGTGGCGTCTGCGCTCTGCATATAGCACATATCCACGCTATCAGATAAGCGGCTTTTGTTCAGCAATTCTTGCACTGCGCGAACAATGCGCCATAGCTTTATGGTCAGCAGTTCGGTGGTCGTATAACTGGCACTGCTGGCGCCTTCGCTCAATACCACCTGCACCAGTATTTCGTGCGCCTGCACCTGGTCGGGGCTGTTGTCTGGTTCAGATGCCGCAGGCACCACCACCACGTTTAAATGTCCAGGGTAGCGCACTTGCGGGCCGCGCCAATATTTGTCTACATCGGGCAGCGTTATGCCGTCGCCATATTCGGTATCGATGGCGTCAAGCTGCGTTGCCATGCCCGCGCTTAGTGCGGTTATTACCGCTTCAGCGCTGTCCTGTGGGTTTATCGTGCCCGCCATTAGGCTTTGGCTTTCCGCAATGCTGCTTCTAAGTCAGCGCTAAGTGCAGCCGCGACATTTTCAGCCAGGCGCTTCGTTGCCACGACCAGCGGGCGGGCGGGCAGCTTGCCCCTAACACCTTCTTGGTGATACTTGGCATATTTCACGCGGGTGCCCAGCGTCAGGCTTTTGCCGTTGGCATTGCTAAACAGAAAATTGCGGTCTGTTTCGTTGGTGAGACTATTAGCCAGCTTGCCGCTGCGCACCATCAGCGGGCGCCCTGGGTACTTAGCCGACTTATACGCTGCATAATTGCGTGAAAGCGCAGGCCAGGGGTACCCGATGCCGCTGCCTTTGGTAGCAAAAGCGGTGGTGGCTTCTTCGGTGAAAGCGTCCCGAATCTGCAACGCCACATTGCGCCGAAAAGGTGCCTTTGCCCAATCGCGGGCTGCGGCGCTTTTAGCAAGCAACCCTTCCAGCCCGACCACCCGAATGGACATATTGAACATTGTTTTAGCCTTCGCCTTCTTCGCTGGCACTGGTCTTGCGCTTCGGCGCTGCCTTCGCCTTCGGTGCGGGCTTCGCTTCAGCCTTTGCCGCGGCAAGCCCCTGCTCCACGATAGCAGCCAGCCCCTGTGCAAACGACTGTATGGCGGCATCGGCCTGCGTTATCTTAGCGCCTGCACCCAGGCAGCACAGCACCCGCAGGTTGCTTAAATCGTTGCGGCTGCACCCTTCCAGCGGTATGCCATAGCCTGCCGCTGCCAGTGCTTCGTCAATCTCTGCGCCCGCTTCGTCGATGCGCTGCTGGGCGGCTTCCTTGCCTTCGGTGGACAGATGCGCCCCAGGGCTGCAAATAGCCTGCTGAACGTCTGCCGCTGTGCAATATCGTGCCATTGGTTTATGCTCTCATTAGTCGGGCAGTACCTAAGCGACCTGCGCCAGATTCGTTGGCGATGGCGGGCAGGTCATAGGCGCCGCGTTGTATGTCTTTCCAGATTTCTTGACGATCTGCCGCCAGGCTTTCGATTAGATCGGGTGCGCCACCCTGGGCGCTATAGGCCGCGCTAATGCTGCGCATGGCAGACATTAATGCGTTCAGCTTCTTCAGGACGGTGGCAGCGCCTGCGCTCTGCGTATAGCTGACCACCGCAGCGGCTGCCGCGTCTTTTTCCAACAGCGGGGCGATGGCAATATATACTTCGCCATCGTCTGAAGTGTAGGCATCTGCTGTGACCATATAAGGCTGTGCATCGCCTGCAATCGTCAGCGAATCGCCGCGCACCGCTTTGCCCGCGAGAGTGCCACCGCTGCCAGTCAAGCGCAAGCCACTGGCGCCCCTGGTCGCTGCGGTATCGACAACGATATTGCCCGCGCTGACTGCCAGGCTGCCCCCTGCCTGCGCAACGGGTGCGGCATAGCCAGCCCCGCGCAGCATCGCGTTTATCTGGTGGAAGTCTTCGGTAATAAAGCCTTCCACTTCGGTGGTGCTGGGGTCGCTGTTGGCGTCGATGGCGAACTGCTGCACTAGCGCCTGCACATCGGCCAGCGCACAATACCCATCCGTCGAAAGCGTGATTGCCATTATTTAGATTTACGGGTGCGCTTGGGCGCTTCTTCGGCAGGCGCTTCTTTCGGCGCTGCGTCTGCGCGGGTGTGCTTTTCGGCGTCGAAGTCGGCCAGGTTTATAATCTTGGCTTCCTTCTCGCCCTTCTCTATCACTTTAATGGTCGGTATGGCTGGCAAGGTGTTTGCCTTTGTTTGTGGGTTTATACAGTGCGGCAGCGGGCGCCTGTTTAGAAGCTACCCGCTGCCGCCTGGGAAGGTGTCAGCCCTTCATTGTGCTACTTATCCGAGCAAGCGCGCTGCATACTCTGGACGCGGGCAAGCCACGCCATAGAGCGTATCAAAGCGCCAAGTTAGCTGGTAGTGTTCCATCGTCACGCGCAAGCGCACCACCAAGCCGCTGATCGGGTCGCGCATGACCGACTGCACAACGCCAAACTGCGATGGGTCAACCACTTCAGCCAAAGGCGCCGAAGCGAAAGCGAAAGCGTCGGGGTGGAAAGCCAGGTTGACGGTGTGGTCAGCTACAAACGTAATGACTGCATTGTCAGCCCAGGCCACTTTGCTGGCGGGCAAGAAAGCCATGCCAGCAATCGCGTTGGTTGCTGCGGTGGCATTAGCCGTGACCACGTACTGCTGCGAGTCGCCTGCAACGGTGAAAATATCGCCCACCACGACGGTGCCCGACAAAGACGTATCGTCAATGTCTACGGTCGTTTCGCCCACCGTATAGCTGGCGTCGTTGACCTTTGCCAGCTTGCCGCTGCCGTTGGTCAAAGTGCCGCCTGTGTGCGTCGGCACATTCTGATTCATGTACCAGTTGGCGCCCAGGGCGGTGCCGATCTCACCATTGACGAAAGCCTGCCCACCGTCGCCGCGCCAGTTCGCCGCCTGGAAGTTCTGACGGTCCATTGCGTTGGCTTCGGCAGCGGGGTCTAGTATAATCCGCTTCATGCCCATAGGGGCAAGCTGTTCGTTTAGAAGCTGGCGACCACCTGCGGCACCTGTCCAGGGCGAAGCATCGGAAGCAAAAGGCGTAGTGCCCGCAGTGCCTGCGGCGCCGTAGACATTGGTATAAAGCCCCAGCAAATCGCTGTCTGCCTGGTTGACCAAAGCGCGTATCGCTTCGCTGGTCTGAAGCGGCACATAGTTCGCATCGGCGTCTATCTGCGTCAGTTCCTGGTCGTTCAAGTGGAAGTGCGTTTCGTACCATTTATCCAGCGTCAGGGTCGTGCTGGTCGGCGTCTTGTCGCTATTGGCGGGCGGCGTCACGGCAGGCGTAACAGCCGCAGCCGTCTGACTGACTGACTTGGGAATGGTGATAGCGTTGCCCTTCTGTTGTGCCTGAAGGGAATAGCCCTGGTTGACCAAGCCGATAGTTACAGCGTTTTCACGCAAAGCCATTAGGCCACGCGCTAAGATTTTAGGGACTAAAACAGAAAGAGAGTTTGCCATTGTGATTGCTCCACAGCGTTATAAGTTCGGCGGGCACTTCGTTGCCGTCCCTGTTTCAGCACTGTGGCGCTGTGCAAGCTCACTTTGGCAAGCGTTGCGGTAGGGTGTGGGTGGAGCGCAGCCAGCGGCTGACGGTGCTGGCTGCGCCCTGCAAGCTATTGGGTAGCTTGTGCCCAGGTTTTTGCGTTCACTTTATTGGTAAGGGGTCGCCAAAACTATGGCAATATATTTTTTAGCCAACGGTCGCTTCGCCTTTGGCAATGGCGGCAATATCGTCAGCGCTCAAATTACGCGCTGCGTCGGCGGCAGGTATCTTGCGGGCGCCGCCTGCGCCACCGTCACCCCCTGCGCCATCGCCGCCGCTGCCGTCGAAATAGTCGGGGCGATTCTGCACCAGGTCTTTCAAGTATTCGTCATAGGTCTGCGGGTTGCCCGTTTCAGGGTTGCGCACAGGTTGCCCGTTTTGAGTGCGCACAGGCTGCCCGTTTTCGTCGAAGCCCCATCCATCGGCAAGGGCCAGCGTTGCTATATCATCCAGCAAGCGCTTCTTGCCGCCCAGGTTCGCCGCAGTGGTCTTGATAGCATCGCGCTGCTGGGCTTTGCGCCCGCTTTCACGCTCTGCCTGCAATGCCGCTTCTTTGTCGGCAATGGTCTTTTCCAGCGTTTCAAGCCGCTGCTCCAATTCGCTTTTCTGCTTGCCCGCGCTGCCCGCTTCGCCCTTCGCGGCTTCGACGGCAGCAGACAGTTCGCCCACCTGCGTCTTCATCGTCGCCAGTTCGGTGCGGGCGGCTTCCAGGTTGCTGTTTAGCGTCCTATTGTTTTCGATAGCTTTGACGTGCGCGTCAC